TATGACGTCCAGGCATCGCTTGCGCCTACAAATACAACGGACTCGATTTACAATTTCTACGGAATTACTGGCATCACTGCATCACGTGCAGAATTTATGTCAGTGCCAACGTGTGCTCGCGCACGTAACATCATTACGTCAAGCGTTGCATCAATTCCATTGAAAGTGCGTGTAAAGGCTGATGGAACAGAAGTAGAGACTCCGCCGAAGTGCATCAATCAACCTGATCCACGTGTTCCAGGATCTAGCACGTATGCCTGGCTCTGCGAAGATTTGCTCCTGTTCGGTTATGGGTATCTCAGAATTACTGAGATTTATGCCGATACGTATCGCATCAGAGCAGCCGAAAGAATCTCGCCAACTCGCGTTGGAATTATTACAAACGCACGTGGAACAGAGATTGAGTATTACACAGTGGACAACATTCCGGTTCCAGATTCTGGCGTCGGTGCTCTTGCAGTCTTTTACGGAAACGATGAAGGAATTTTGAATCGCGCTGGTCGCACAATCAAAGCCGGCGCAGAATTGGAACGCGCTGCAGTTATGTATGCACGTGAGCCAGTTCCAACGATGGTTCTGAAATCTAATGGCACTGCACTTCCAGCAGATCGCATCGCGAAGCTTCTTGAGTCTTGGGGCAGTGCTCGACGCAATCGTTCAACTGCATTCTTAAATGCTGACGTCGAATTACAAGCTCTAGGATTTGATCCAGAGAAATTGCAGCTCAATCAAGCTAGATCCTACGTTGCAACTGAATTAGCAAGAGCTTGCGGCATTCCGGCTTATTACGTCGATGCTGAAACTGGCTCCAGTATGACTTATTCAAATGCAGCTCTTTCACGTCAATCTCTTGTCGATTTCTCGTTGAGAAATGTAATGACCAGCATCGAAGAGCGTTTGTCAATGACTGGAATGCCAAATGATTTTGTTCCGGCATCGCAAGAAGTTAAATTTGACCTTGATGATTATTTGCGTGGATCAGCCAAAGAGCGCGCAGAAGTGTATAAATTATTATTTGATATAGGTGCAATCACAACAGAAGAAATCCGACGAGAAGAGGACATGATCTCATGAAAGAAACAAAGCCAACTCCGATGAATCTTGATTTCTCAATCAAGGTCACGGCCACAGACTTTCCAAAGCGTGAAATCTCTGGTCGCATAGTCACCTGGAATGAAACTGGATCTACATCAGCCGGAGCGACATCATTTAAGCCTGGATCAATTACTTTTGGCGATTCAACAAAATTGCTACTTGAGCATCGCCGTGAAGCTCCAATTGGATTCTTAAAATCTTACAAAGTCACCGATTCTGGAATTGATGCGACATTTTCAATTGGCAACACAACTGCCGGCAACGATTCTTTAGTCGAAGCATCATCTGGATTGCGCGATGGATTTTCAGTAGGCGTTCTAGCTGAGAAGTATAAGAATGTCGATGGCGTTCTTGTTATTAGTGCAAGTTCATTAAAAGAAGTCTCGCTGGTAACAGATCCAGCAATTGCCAGCGCGAAGGTAGCCGTCGCAGCTAGTGAAACAGAAGATTCTGAATCAGAGCCACAAGCCGAAGAGTCAGAAACAAATACACCAACAATCGAAGGAGAAAACGAAGTGGAATCAACTCCAGCCGTTCCCGAAGCAGCAGCCGAAGCGGTTGAAGCTTCCAAAGTCGTAACAGCAACAGATGCAACTCGTCCGTTGTACTTCACAAAGCCACGTTCACCAATTGCAACTCCAGGCGCATACCTTGAGCACACAATCAAGGCGAAGCTAGGCAACGAAGATTCTCGTCAGTACGTAATGGCTGCCGATGATTCATTCTCAACAAATCCAGCATTCTCACCAGTTTCATATATTCGCGACGTTGCAACTAATACAACAATGGTTCGTCCAACAGTGGACGCTTGCGGTGGTACACGTCCACTTAACTCATACGGAATGACAGTCTCAATTCCTAAAATCACTGCCAACTCAACAGTGGCAACAGTGGCAGAAGGCGGAGATCCAACTGGAACAACTCAAATCACTTCTGCTTACGTCAATGCGACAGTAATCAAGAAGGCTGGATTCCAACGCTATTCAGTAGAATTGCTAGATCGCTCAGATCCATCATTCTATGAAATCATGCTCCAGAATCTCCGTGATGGCTACGCTCAAGCGGTCGATGAGTACGTAATTGCCCAAATTGTTGCCGGTGGAACACAAGCTGCAACAACAGCTGCATCATCAGCTGGAATCATCTCATTCGTATCAACAGAAGCGGCTGCTGCATACAATGCAACAAAGCGCACTGCAACTGCATACGTTGCTGGAACATCACAATGGTCACTCTTGATGGGTGCAACTGATTCAACTGGTCGTCCAATTTACAACGCTCAGCCATTGACTCAAAATGCCGGTGGTACTGCAAATCCAACATCACTTCGTGGAAACGTTTTGGGTCTTGATCTCTATGTTGATGCCAACATGGTTTCAACAACAATTGACGATTCAGCATTCATCATCGAGCCACGTTCAATTGAGATTTTTGAATCTCCAGCGCTAACACTTTCAGCCAATGTTCCAACATCTGGAGAAATTGAATTGATGCTCTACGGATATGTCGCAGCAGGTGTGACATTCGCCGGCGGTCTCCGTCGTTTCAACCTAACCTGATCAAACTAATCATGGGCTAGGTGCGCTCCCGTATCTAGCCCAGCCGAATACGAAGGGACGATGAAATGCCATCAATCATTACTGCATCGCAACTGCGAACAGTCTTGGGCGTTTCGTCGTCCCTGTATTCAGATGCTTACCTTGACGGAATCATTGATTCTGCTGAACAAGTAATTTTGCCGATGCTCACTGCTAATCAAGCTGCAATCGCCGGCGTTTATCTTCAAAACAATGTCGCCTATTACGTCACGCAACGTCCCAACACTTTCGTCGAGGGTCAAACAGTCGTGGTCACTGGTTGCGTTCCATCAACTTTTAACGGAACAGTTACAGTCACATCAAATTACTGGGAGACTTTTCCATTCATTCCAGTGTTTAATCTTTACTCTGGCGCAATTTATGTCTTTACAGCTGCTAAGACAAACGCAAACATTTCCTTCCGCGAAGTCATACCAGCTGGCGTTGCCTACTTATCCGGAGCCAATGCCGCCACACTTTACGCATCAACTGCGGCAGTAGAGCAAGCCGTGACGATTGTAAGTGTGGAGATTTTCCAGTCAGTGGTCGCTCCAGGTGGCCAAATAGAAGGCGTCGATTTTACGCCATCGCCTTACAGAATGGGACGATCCTTAATGAACAGAGTGGTCGGATTACTTTCACCATACCTTGACACTTCAACGATGGCCATCTAATGCCTACGCCAACATCAATTGCAACCAACGTCAGAGGCACTCTTGCCACTTCTCTATCGGGTGTAGTCGCATCAGTTTATTCATCGCCTCCAGAAGCAGTGATTCCGCCGGCTTGCGTAATCGTTCCCGATTCGCCTTACTTGGAAACGACAACAATCGGCAAATCTGCGGTACGCGTGAAAATCAACTTCGTGGTTACTGCGGCCGTTGCATACAACAATACGGCCGGAGCACTTGACAATCTTGAGCAGCTTATTATCAGCATCATCGCAGCAATGCCAGCAGGATATGAAGTCGGAGACGTTCAACGTCCGACAATCCAGCAGGTCGGCGCGACCAACCTACTAGTGGCGGATCTCGCGGTCAGCACTTACTACACACAACAGACAATCTAAGGAGATAGACAAATGCCAACAACTATCGTCACGGGTCGCGACATAACCTTCACCCTGAATTCAGTGAATTATGACGCGCAGACAACTGCGGTCACTCTGGTCAATGCGCCAGTGATCACTACTTATCAAACACTCGATGGCAAGGCTTACAAGCACATCGATGATCAGTGGACTCTCAACATTTCACTTCTTGCAGACTGGGGCGCAACTTCGTCACTATTTGAAGCAATGTGGACTGCGTTTACTTCTGCTCCAAATACTGCATTGGCATTCACACTCATATCAGCAACAGGCGCATCATTTGCCGGCAACGTCTTTCCAGTGGCTCCAACTGCTGGCGGCGCTGCTCCAGATGCTCAGACTGATACCTGGGCGATGCTCTGCTCAACAACACCAGTTCTCACAATCACCTGATCCAACCAATAGAAACGGGAGCACCAAATGAGACTACCAATCACCATCGAATACACGTCGGGCGAATTCGGCACATACACCGCACAACCGCCAGAGTGGGCGAAATGGGAACAAAAGACTGGCAGCACAATCTCGCAAGCGCAGGAGAAGATTGGAATCTCTGATCTTCTCTTCCTTGCGTGGAATGCGATGAAACGTGAAGCCGGTGGCAAGCCAATCAAAAGCTATGAGATTTGGTGTGAAACAGTAGCCGATGTGACAGTCGGTGACGTTCTCCCAAAAGTTACGCCGCCGGAAGCGTAAATCGCATACTCGTCGAGCTTGCAATAGCGACGGGAATTCCGATGAGCGAATGGACGACGGCGGAGCAGATCTACACGGCTTTCGAGATACTGGAGAAACAGAATGAGCGACAACGTTGAGATTGCTTACAACAAGCAAGATCTACGCGCCATTACTTCGGCTTTCAAGGCGATGGACGCAGAAGCAACCGATGCAGCTAAAAGAGAATCCTCAGCTCTTGCAGAATTCGCTCAAGGCAAAATTCAGCAGAAAGCAGTCACTAGGGGCAAGGCCGCCGACCGAATTGCCAGTGGCTCCCGTGTATCTAAATCTTCCAAGATTGGTGAATTGTCTTTTGGCTTCGTAAGTCAAAAGTTTTCTGGCGGTGCAACAACAAAGGATCTCTGGGGCGGTACGGAGTTCGGATCAAATAAATTCAAGCAGTTTCCCATCTGGTCAGGCACAACTGGACGCGGCTCAACTGGTTGGTTTATTTATCCGACACTTCGCGCAATCCAGCCGGAGATCATTGACAAGTGGGAAAATGCTTTTGACCGAATCTTGAAGGAGTGGTAAATGGCCGGACAATCGCGCACACTCAAACTCTCGATTCTTGCTGATGTAGATCAGCTCAAGAAATCACTGGCTCAAGCCAATGGAGACGTTGATGATTCTTCTTCCAAGATGGGCGAATTTAGCAAAAAAGCAGGATTGGCTTTCGCGGCTGCTGGCGCTGCTGCTGCTGCTTATGCGGTCAAGATTGGCGTCGATGGTGTCAAAGCGGCGATTGAAGATGAAGCAGCGCAGGTCAAATTAGCCAACGCTCTTAAATCTGCAACAGGTGCAACACAGGCACAGATTGCAGCAACCGAAGATCAGATTCTCAAAATGTCTCTGGCAACGGGTGTCAGCGATTCAAAACTTCGTCCGGCCTTGCAGCGCATCGCGCTTTCGACTAATGATTTGAGCAAGGCGCAGGATCTTCTTTCTGTTGCACTCGATGTCTCAACATCTACTGGCAAGCCATTAGAAGCTGTGGCAAATGCAATTGGTAAAGCCTACGATGGCAATACTGCCGCGCTTGGAAAACTAGGCATCGGATTATCTTCTGCCGAACTTAAAACAATGTCATTCACTGACGTGCAAAAGAAATTGACGGATCTATTCGGTGGCGCAGCTGCGGCCAATGCGGAAACCTATCAAGGCCGCTTGGATCGATTGAAAGTCACCTTTGATGAAGCAAAAGAAACAATCGGATATAAATTACTTCCAGTCATTCAGAAATTAGTTGATTTTGTAGTCAGTGACGTTGTTCCGGCTCTTGGCAAATTTGCTGATTTCTTCAAGCCAATCACTGACGCAATCGATAAAAACAAGGAAGCATTCACAGAATTCATCGGCTTTATTCAGAAGTACGTTGTGCCGGTTCTGGTCACAGTATTAGGCGGAGCGTTCAAGGTTGTTGGAGAAATCGCTGGCGGAATCATTAACGTCATCGGAGCAGTCATCAATGGATTGAACGCATTGATTTCTGGAGCAGTTGCCGGAATCAATGCTTTGATTAAGGTTTACAATTCAATTCCATTCTTGCCAAATGTCGGCTTGATTTCTGCTCCATCAATTAGCGTTCCAAACGTGACAATTCCTAAGACTGCAACGCCGTCAGTGACAGTGCCAACGATTACAGTGCCAACGACTACGACATCAACCGGAACAGGATCGACAACATCATCGGGCGGAGTTAAATCAGCAGTCTCAGGCGCTGCTCTTGCCGGAGGCGGATTTACCGATTCACAGAATGCGGCTCGTCTAGCTGCTATGGGTGGCGGAGGATTTACGGATTCTCAAAATGCTGCACGCATCAGCATCACAGTCAATGGGGCAATCGATGCCGAAGGTACTGCTCGAACAATTGTGAACACACTCAATGATTCTTACTATCGCGGCACAGGTGGCGGCGGTAATCTGGTCGCTCTCTAATGACAAACTGGAGTCCAATCTGGCGCGTAACTATTGAAGGCGTCGTCGTCACAAATACAGTCTTAGCCAATCTTTCAATTTCATCAGGGCGCACAAATATCTACACACAGGCTCAAGCCGGTTATTGCACAGTCAATCTCATCAATCTTGATCAGGGAGCGATTGCGGCCAAGATCAATGATGCAGTCACAATTGAGGTCAAAAATACGGCTGGGACATACGTGGCAATTTTCGGCGGTTCAGTTGTTGATGTGACTGTGGCCGTCTCACAGGTCGGCTCAGTAGCAATTACTCAAGAGGTCACAATCACGGCTCTAGGAGCCTTAGCACGGCTTCAAAAGGCACTCACAAACGGCGTTTTGACTCAGGATTACGATGGCAATCAGATCTATACAATCCTTGAGGATTTACTGGTCAATAACTGGTCAGAGGTTCCGGCTGCCATGACTTGGGCGACGTATTACCCAGCAACCGAAACCTGGGCTAATGCTCAAAACACAGGGCTTGGCGAGATTGATACTCCAGGCGATTATCTTCTTGCCAATCGTGGATCTAGTAAAACAGTCACCTGGGACTTGGTTGCAGCTCTTGCTACTTCTGGCTTGGGCTATATCTACGAAAATGCTCAAGGGCAAATTTGTTATGCTGACTCAACGCATCGATCTCAGTATTTAGCAGCTAACGGATACACAGAACTTTCGGCCAATGATGCTCTGGGACGTGGAATCAAGATTCAGACAAAGGCCGGCGATATTAGAAACGACATCAACTTGGTCTATTCAGCCGGCAACGTAACGGCAACAGACGCCGATTCAATCGCTACCTATGGCGACCTTGCTCAGCAGATTACGACGTCAATCAAGAACTCTGGCGATGCCACAACTCAAGCCAATTTTTATCTGACACTTAGATCAACGCCTCAGCCTTTTTTGGAATCAATCACTTTTGCACTGACAAATCCAGAGTTAGATGATGCAGACAGAGACGCTCTCATCAATGTGTTCATGGGTCAGCCGGTTTCGCTGGCCAATTTGCCGGCCAATATGCAATCAGGAAACTTCCTGGGCTTTGTCGAGGGCTGGCGATTCCAGGCCTCCTACAATGAACTTTCGGTCACTCTCATCATGTCTCCACTGCCATTCTCAATTCAGGCGATGGCGTGGCAAGATGTGAGTGTCTTAGAAAAATTCAATACCCTATCTGGCACACTTGACTACGCGCACGCGTTAGTCGTGAATTAAGGAGAAACGATGGCAAATCCAACAACTAATTTCGGCTGGGTGATGCCGACCAGTACCTCTCTGGTCACGAATCTTCCGGCTGATTTCAATACATTCGGCCAGGCAGTTGATACGTCAATGGCATATCTAAAAGGTGGCACAACTGGTCAAATCTTGTCTAAGACAAGCGCAACAGATATGGCCTTTACTTGGATCACTAATGACACAGGCGACATCACCGGTGTAACTGCTGGCACTGGCATTTCTGGCGGTGGCACAACTGGAACAGTTACAGTTACAAACTCAATGGCGACGGCAATCACAACCGCTGGCGATTTAATCAAAGGTACAGGATCAGGAACTTTTGATCGTTTAGGAATTGGTAGCACTGGACAAGTCCTCACAGTTGCATCTGGTGCGCCTAGTTGGGCGACGCCTAGTGGTGGAGGTTTGGTGCTTTTAGCATCAAACACATTCTCAGCCGTTTCTAGTTTCTCATTACCAACTAGCACTTTTACTACCACGTACCGAAATTATCGTTTAGTGGTAAACATTGACACAGTAGCAAGCTCACCAAGCGGAATTTTTATGAGATTTAGAGCAAGCGGCACAGACAATACCGACGCTTCATGGTATGGCCAGCGATTTAATGTGCCATACAGTGGCGCAACATCACTTCAATATTCAACAAGCGGTGGAACATCACTGCAAATTTCTGATTCTTATGACAAATCTTTAACTATTTTTGACATTGGAAATCCAATGGTGACTTCTCGAAAAACTGTCAATTACACGCAAGGTCAAGGAGAATTGGTACAAACAGGAATTGGTGGCGGTTACTTTTTAACTACATCAAATTTTGACTCTGTAAGCTTATTTATGACGGCAGGAACAATGACAGGAAGGTATACAGTTTATGGCTACGGACAGTAAAGACATTTGGATCCAAGATGGCGATGAAAAGCGCAAATTGGAAGGCCAAGAATTAATTGACTATAAAGCCAGCATTGTTTTGGTGGTCGCTGAAGTAGAAGCTGCCAAAGTAAAGGCTGAAAATGATGCCAAACTAAAAAACGATTTATTGGTTAAATTGGGAATCACTGCTGACGAAGCAAAACTATTGCTTCAATGACTTATCCAGACGGCACTGCTGCTCGGATAATTGAAGTCGCACTTGCAGAAATCGGAACAGTTGAGACTGGCGAGAATCTGACAAAGTACGGCAAATTTACAAAGGCCGATGGATTGCCCTGGTGCGGTTCATTCTGCAATTGGGTATTTGACCAAGCAAAAGTCAAGATTCCGTCAATGGTTAGCACTGCTGCTGGCGCACACAAGATGAAAGAATTAGGACGCTGGATTGACGATAGGCCACAACTGGGAGATCTGTGCTTCATGGACTTTCCACATGATGGCGTGGACAGAATTAGTCACATTGGAATTGTGGTCAAGGTAGGCACATCAAGCGTGCTCTGCGTCGAGGGCAACACTTCCGGCGATGGAGATCAACGAAACGGCGGAATGGTGATGCTCAAGCAACGCTACATCGGCAAGGAAATTGTTGGTTTTGCTCGCGCTCGTTTAGCTGCCTATGATGGAGAATATCCAGTGGTCGAGCCAATCCAAAAGGTAAAGCCAAAGGAGAAAAAGAAATGAAAGATCTCAAGGCTATGGGCGCTTCGTGGGGACGAAGTTTTCTCAGTTCTTGCATCGCCGTTTATTTGGCCGGTGTAACAGATCCAAAAGCAATTATCGGGGCAGGTGTTGCTTCAATTCTGCCAGTGATTCTTCGCTGGTTAAATCCTAACGACGCACAATTCGGTAAGACGAAGTGAGTGTCGGCGAATGGACGGCGGTGGGTGGGCTTGTTCTTGCGGTGCTCACTGCCATCTATTCGTCAATGCGATTCATGGTGAAGTCGATCATGCGGGAGTTTCAACCGAATGGTGGCAACAGTCTCAAGGATCAAGTCTCTAGAATTGAGGCACGTTTAGATCAACTACTGCTGGAGATTGCTCTTAAAAAATAGACACGCCGACGTCAATCTTGAAATTGTCGGCCATCGATGTCATTCTGTATTTGGGAGCATTCGACAAGGCTCCCACGGGAGCAAAAATGACAACAAGTGAAATCGGTTTATTCTTTATCATGGCGCTCGCCTGTATTCTCTGGGCGATTGTGAGTTATTCAATGGGCTATAAAGAAGGCCACAAAGAAGGTTATCAACGAGGCCGAGCAGTGACTCGCCACATCTCACAAAAGGCGGCCATCAAATGAGTTTCCTAGACAACTACGAAGATGTAGCTGCACGCATTCAACGATTTTGGGCTACTTATCCAGACGGCAAAATCCACACGTCAATTATGGACGTCAATCTCGAAAAAGGCTATGTTCTAGTCGAATGCCGGATATATCGTAATTATGAAGATCAAGAGCCGGCTGGCATTGATTACGCATTCGGCAACGTGAACACCTACAACGTCCAGATGAAAAAATGGTTTATCGAGGACACATGCACGTCCGCGATAGGCCGTTGCGCGGGGCTAGTCTTGGGCACGGACAAGAGGCCAACAGTTCAGAATATGCAACAGGTAGAGCGAATCGATCCAAAGATTGTTCAAGATTCTGCCGTTGCCTATGACTACTGGAGCACTAAATTTGGAGACGTGCCATCGTTTAAGACACGTGAAGAGGCAGAAGAAGCCGGCATTCCTACGCTTGGAGTAGCTATTGACACCATTAAAGAGACACTAGGCGGCGTTCAAGTAGCAGCTGCTCCATTGTGTTCTCATGGCCACATGATTTGGCGAGAAGGAACGGCTAAGACTGGAAAAGGCTGGGGCGGTTATATGTGTCCAGAGAAGGTTAAGGCTAGGCAGTGTGCGCCAGCCTGGTACATGCTCGGATCTGATGGACAGTGGAGGCCACAAGTATGAGCCGCGTAACTGAAATGATTGATGTGGACACCATGATTGGTCGGACGTTGATTGATGGCAAAATAGTCGCAGAGTTTAAGTGTGAGAAATGCGACCATTGTGAGCGCATAGAGATCCTAGATCGTGCAGGTTATTTGCGTGCGGTCGGAGGAGAGCCGGTGTTGTGGTTCTGTAGCAAATGCAGAAAATGACAGTAACGGAGGCCGATGAGTGGGCTATTCATCGACGTGCCAGTGATGTCATATTTGCACAATCTGGATCTCTCGGTCACGGCATTCAATACAACTCCAAGCTAAACAATCACGAACGATGCGTCGAATATGCCGAATCACTAGCTGCTGAAATGGTAGTGGCCAGATACTTCGGTCTTGATTACGACATCAATGACAACAAGGGCAAGAGACGGGCAGATGTAGGCCAGGGCTTAGAAGTGCGCTGGACTACTTACACAGGCGGAAGTCTTATTGTTTATCCATACGATCGTGATGATGATGTGGCCGTGTTAGTGGTGGGCAAGTCGCCGGTCTATTACATCGTCGGCTGGCTTCCAGTAGCATTCGCTAAACGAAAACGATTTAAGAATCCACGTCAGGACTCTTGGTGGGTAGATCAAGGCAACCTCAATCCAATCGACACGTTGGTAAGGAGCGGATATGCCACTGCTGCGATTTGACTGCTCAATCTGCAAGAAGCTTTATGGTGATGGGCGTAAAGAACACCTCATCACAAAGGGAGCAGAGCTGACGATGCACGAATGGTTTGCTCAATGCTCAGGTTGCGGAGCATTCTCGGTCAAGCTAGTCGATGATTCTCTGGTGGCTGGCCTTGAATAGTTATCCACAGACTTATCCACAGGCACCTGTGGACGATGCAACACTCCGGACTCAATCCTTGACAGAATGTCAGGATCCATCGCTATACTTGAAAGATAATATCTTGAAAATAAAGATAAATAAAAAGAAAATAAATATAAAAATAAAAAATAATAAAAACTTATTGGCTATTCCTATGTCAATTCTGATCTTGACAATATCCACAACAACAGAGGCAAAAGCAGTGTCACAGACTGATTTGCTTAAACTCTATGCACATTCAAGGATAATTAATTACGAGCAGTTCAGCTGCTTCAATGCGCTGATCCAGAAGGAAAGCAACTGGAGAGTCGATGCACGCAACGGATCACACTATGGCTTAGGCCAGATGAAGAACGCTAAGTACGGGCGACTTGATGGCTTCTCGATGGTGGATTGGAGTACGAGATACATCACGAAACGTTATGGTTCTATGTGCAACGCATGGCGCTTCTTCAAGGCTAATGGTTTCCACTGATGGCAGCTAAGTCAGCAAGAGCCAATGGAGGCACAAGAGCCTGGTCTAAAATACGTGAACGGATATTGATTAGGGACGCAAGGTTGTGCCAATACTGTGGCAACGATGCCACTACTGTGGATCATGTGATTCCAATCAGCAAGGGTGGCACTGATGAGCCAGATAACCTCTTAGCAGCGTGTACGCGATGCAATTATTCAAAAGGCAATCGAACAGGCGTGTTTTTTGGACAAGCAAGGACACCTCTGACTCTTCCTTTTCCGTTTTCACCGACACAAGAGAGCACAAGCCATGACTAAGGCCACAACAGGGCAGAATCGGGCGTTGCAGGTCGTTACAGGCTCGAACAGGGACGAACAGGGAATTGATACCCAACCTAGCCGTCTAATTGGCTCAGGAACGCCTAGAATCCACTCTAGGCTCAACGATTTGCCGTCTAAGGGCTTGGAAATCATCGACTTTGCGTCACAGATAGGCGTGGAGCTAATGCCGTGGCAGAAGTTTGTCTTTGAGCACGCGCTTAAGGTTAAGCCTGACGGACGCTGGCACGCGCCTCTGGTCGTGGTCGTTGCAGCTCGTCAGAATGGCAAATCCACAATTATGGAGATGTCAATCTTGGCTCGGCTTTTCCTATGGCAAGAATCCTTGCAGCTTGGATCAGCGCACGTTCTAACTACATCGTTGGAGACTTTCCGGCACGTGGTCAGCATCATTGAAAGCAATCCAGCACTAGCTAAGCAAGTCAAAAAAATCCGATGGGCGCATGGATCCGAAGAAATTGAGCTAATGTCCGGCGCTCGCTACGTCGTAAAGGCGGCCAATGCTGCGGCGCGTGGATTTGCTAAGCCGGAGACTGTGTACATGGACGAGACGCGTCAGCTGAAAGACACCGAAGCCTGGTCAGCCATGAGATATACGATGATGGCCGCTAAAAATCCTCAACTCTGGACGTTCAGTAATGCTGGCGATCAGCATTCCTTAATCTTGAATCAACTCCGCGAGCGCGGTATGGCTTCGGCTGCCGGCGGAAACGATGACATCGCATATTTCGAGTGGTCAGCATTCTCGGACAAAATTGAAGATGAAAAGAATTGGGTCGCGAGCAATCCGGCGCTAGGTCACACAATCCACGAAGATAATATCCGTGCCGTTCTCAATGATCCACCAGATGTCGTCCAGACGGAGGTGCTCTGCCGTTGGGTCAATACAATCTCCGGAGCGATTCCCGTGAAGGAATGGGAAGAGTGTGGATCTGATGAAGTGCAGCTTGATGTGGAGAAGCTGACGTGGTTCGGCCTAGATTTATCGCCAGATCGTAGAGATGGGGCGCTAGTCGCGGCTCAAAAGAATGCCGACGACACTTTCAACATCAAGCTTCTACATACCTGGCACAATCCGATTTCGCTAGACGATAAAGCCATCGCCAACGATGTCGCGCCTTATGCTAGAAAATATCCGGTGGAATATGTGGCTTTCAGTAAGCGAACAAGCTCTGCCGTAGCTGCGCGATTACAACCGGCCGGCATTCCCATCATCAGCATCGATGGCGCACTTTATGGCCAAAGCTGCGATGAATTGCTCGGTGCAATTACTTCAAAAAGATTGATCCACGGGAAACAGGCAGAATTATCCAAGCAGATATTATCGGCCGTGAGATTACCAATGGGCGATGGCGGCTGGATTATTGGTCGGCGCGCCTCAAGCGTTGCAGTCTGCGCAGCTGTGGCTTCGGCTCTGGCGACACATTTTGCGACACGCCCAGAAATGGAGATTGATATTCTGGTCGGCTAGATGTATAGCAGACCTTTAGACTTCACGCATGGGTCTATTTTCTCGCAACGTCACAACATCGGCTCCGTCACCGACCTATGACGTCCAGGCATCGCTTGCGCCTACAAATACAACGGACTCGATTTACAATTTCTACGGAATTACTGGCATCACTGCATCACGTGCAGAATTTATGTCAGTGCCAACGTGTGCTCGCGCACGTA